AAGCATCATGGCTATTAATTTAGGACTATCTTTTGGCTTCCATCCCGGAATAGCTGCCGTGCTTACCCCAAACTGCCTAAGCAAATTGCCCCAGCGGGCTTTCCAAATCTCAATATCGAAACATTCACAGGCTATCTCACGGTTGCGCTTGCCCATCACTTCTCTAGCATCTGGGTTATCGGCTAAGAATCGGATGGGTTCTGCTAGATTGTTGTCTACCGGGTTGAAGATAATCGTGTTGTAGCCATCTATCGTAGCATCAGTTAAGCCGCCAGCATGAGTAGTGATAGTAGGCAGACCGCAGGCCATGGCCTCCAAAAGTGATAGCGAAAGTCCTTCACAGTTCTTGGTCGGTATCACTGCTATGTCGGACTGCTGATAGATTTCTTCCATGCCCTCCATCGGTTTCCAGATGAAACGCAGGTTGCTAGTCGTCTCACCCCATGCTTGTTGTTGAGCATATGACTCTTGGTTTGCCCCTTGTCCCACCGCTAAGAAGTCGAGTTCCGGGCATTGTGTCGAAGCACGAATAAACTCATTGCAACCTCTAAGCAAAGTCAATCGCCGGGGAAATAAAACTTTCAATCGTTCATTTACCGGCTTGTCCTCTAACGGCTTAAACTTCTCAGTGTCAACGTAGTTGTAAATCGGCTCAATGTTTCGGTCTAAGCCCGGTTGTATCGCCTGTATCACTCGCTTAGTGTTGCTATCAACGCTTACAACTGCATCGGGATTAGCAAAGCCTTGTAGTTGCCGTCTCATGAACTCCTTGCGGTAGACTTCATCGCCAGCCATAGCATCAGAGTACGGATAATCCCAATAGATGCCGTGACAGATAGCGATTGACGGATTGACAGCGTAGGGATAGGTCATGTAGGTTGTCCAGTAAATAGCCAAATCATAGTTGCCAACAAAGCACTCATTGAACTTCATGTTGAGCAGGGGATTGGTATTGTACTCCCATCTTGTATCGGGGATAAGAATGAATTGTATGCCATCGTAGACTTTGGTCAGTTGGCCGCAGTTGATGCGCTTGCCATCTTTTTGGTTGTTGAGGAATTGGAACACGCTGACTTGATGCCCGCGGGCCTGTAGCATATGGCAAAAGTCTATGGTATATCTTTCACTCCCGCCGAATATGATTACATCTTCGCCGTCTATCTCGGACACCGCCTGATAAAAAGCAGGGGTTAGAATTGCGATTTTCACATGAAATACCTCCCTTAAAATTTCCCATTAAAAAAGCCCGCTTGCCTGCGGACTATCAAATATCCACTCTTATTTATGAATTTACCCAAAGCGTTCTCCGTCGCCGTTTCATCTTCACTCTCCATAGCGCTTATAATTTCATCACACGCATCTCTTAGCTTCTTAAACATCTCTAACGGCTCCACTCTAATACCTCCTTATTTCTTCCCTACCCCATACAGACACCCCATAAACGGCAGGGATTCTTCGATAATGTCAAAGTCTTTAAATGCCAGCATCATAGCCGTTACTAAGTCGTCATGGCCATTCTTACTGGCATTGCCAAAGGTTATATTCTTCGTTTTGCCTGAAATCTGATATTGATAGTCCTTGAACTCTAAAAGCAAAGGCTCAAACTTCGGATAACTAATACGCTTCTGCTCAATCAGCATGGCAAGATTGTTGACTAAAATCTCTTTCTCTTTGCTGGAGAAGTAAATATCTTCAACTTCAAGTCCACGCTTGATGAGTTGAGAGGGAATAGTCTCACCTAAACCGGTTCTATCCATGATGATTCGAGCATTGTTGTATTGCTTAGAGTAAAGGGCAATGCGGTCAAATTGCGGGTCCCAGTCCATGCCCATCCATTGTTCAATCTTGACGGTTTCTCCTAAGTCGTTGCGAACTGCCACACCGGAATAGTCAATAGACTTCGCAGGGTCATAGCCGATAACATAGCTCCTGCCGGGTTCGGGTAAGCCTTCACCAACGTAAGTAGCGCAATCATCGGCAGTTGGAAACATACAGTTGCCTTCAGGCAGAAACTGGCCCATAACCTCTTGTTCATAAATCCGAGCAGGGAAACGCTTTTTAATGCCTTCAAGGAAGTTTTTGTCCTTCCGCATGAGATAAGGGTTTTCCCATGATGAGAACTGCCATGACTCCCAAGCAGGGTCGTAATACGGCGTATCTTTTTGCCCCCAGCGCCACATATCGTAGTAGAATCCAAGCCCTCTTGGGGTCCCATTCACAAGTCCTAAGCCACCTTGACCGTTGGGGCCTCTACCCGGTGATGCTAGACGCATTTCGATATTGGTCCAGACTTCATCAAAGTGCTTAATCCTCCCGGCTTCAGTTATGAGCACAATGTCAAGCCCAACGCCTACAAGGGATTCCGGGTCATCAGCAGAACGGACTTCTATCATGCCGCCGTTGACAGTCTCAATCATCTTGTCGCCTTCCCAGAGATTGGTCACCCATTGGCGTGGGAAGAAAGCTTTTAACTCGCGCCAGTTCTGCCTTGCTAACATATAGGTTGGTGCTATAATCCAGCCATGAACGTAGGGGACCATTTCAGTACCACGGTCCTCAGACAGCATATTGGCAAACTGAGTGATAAACTCCATGACCATACAGCGGTCTTTGCCCCATCTGGCTCCTGCGGCTACCACCTTAAATCTTGCTGTACTTTCATGCACTAGCTGTTGTCCGGGGTGCGGCGTGTACTCAATCTGAGCTGAGCTTGTACCCCTAGCTACCATCATCCGGCAGTCAGCGCAAGTGTCAAAAGTGGTATAAAGCCCTTTTGACGGTCGCCATGACTGTTCAAAAGGGGAACCACATTTCTTGCAAATACTCATAGAGCCAGCGGACTGTTTTTCAACTGTCTTTTTTAACCTGTTGTTAATTCTTCCGATGCGGTCTCTGGGTCCCTTGTATTCGCCAAGACCTTTGATGTCATCAGACACGAGCTATCACCTTCTTTTTGGCATAGAAAAACCCCGTCAACTCTTAGGAAATTCCTAAAGGTTGCGGGGCCTAATCACAGAAAACCTGTGTCTCCGCAATCTGGTACGGGTTTCATCAGGCATCACCTCCTAAACCTCAGCCTTTGCCCCTACCATTGAGCCATCAGTGTTCCTAAAGGCTAGTTCTAGTTTCAGCTTCTTCTTCTGCCCGCCAGTTCTGCCTTCATCGAAACTCTGAGAAAGCAGGTCCTTAGTTTCAGCAAGCTCTTTGACTGTTTGTAGGAATGCTCTGATTTCTCGCAAGTCGCCTTCTTCAAACTTTGTGGAAACATTCTTCGTCAAGCCCGCTAATGCTTCCGGTGAAGTGATGATATCTAAGACTTCTTGAAGGTAGGTGTCAATCTTTGAAACATGGAAAATATCGTTTCGCTTGCCCATAGTCGCCGCAATTTCTCGCAACTGCTCAAACTGCTGCACTACCTCGGCTAGTGTCTCAGCTTTGCCGTAAATTTCAACCTTCTGCTCTACTTCCTGAGCGGCACTGATTTTAGCCTTAGCGATATAGGGGTTTTCTTTCTTAACGGCAGGCATGACTTCTGGCTCTATTGCTTCCGTCTCTTTCGATGAAGTTTTGCTTGTCTTTTTGGTCGCCATGTTATCACCTCGCCTTTAGCCGAATAATTGCTGTTGAGATTGTGCCTGTTCTAGCCGTTGTCGTGCTATCTCAAAGTATTTGTCATCAAGTTCAATGCCGATAAAATTACGGTTCGTGTTCACGCAAGCCACTCCTGTTGTACCTGAACCCATGCAATTATCTAAAACTATTTCGCCTTCGTTGGTGTAGGTCTTTATAAGGTATTCAAAGAGTGCTACAGGTTTTTGGGTTGGGTGAAGGTGGCCCTTCCCGCTTGGGTTGGCGAAGTGTAAAATACTGTCTTGCCAGCCTGTGTGTGTAGTTTTGTGTTCTAGTTTTCCCGCAACACCTAAACAATGTTGCTCGCTATTTCGCGCCCGCTCTCGTCCGCTTTTTATGGGCGTTTCGAGTTTGACAAGGTTCTGCTGGTTGTAGACGGGCTGTTTGTGATAAAAAACAAGTATGTCCTCGTGCTTTTTCATGGGCATTATTTTAGCATTTTGAAACCCGCTTGGTTTCGATTTTGTCCACACGTAGCCATACCTAAACATTTTCGGGTTGCTCATAACCAGCGCGCTCGTAAACGGCTGGCTTGCAGTCAACACTATCGCACCGTTATCCTTGATAATACGCTCATACTGCTCCCACAATGGCTCAAAAGGAATTATCGTGTCCCACTTACAAGCGGTAGTGCCTAACCGTATGGAAGGTCACATAAAATCATATCCACACTTTTTTCAGGTATATCTTTCATAACTTCTAAACAGTCGCCATGTATGACTTTATTTAAAAACCGTTCCATACTCATAGCATCACCCCCCCCGAACAAAATAAAAAAGCACCTATACAAAATAGGTACTTTCAGTGTTTGTTTTGTTTTTAAATTTTTCCCATTCTTCTTGCGTCATGTCGCATTTTGCTCTATTTTCAAACCAAGTCAGAATTTGAAGATTTTCAATGTCGTATGTTCCACCTTTGGAAATCGGAATTTTATGATCTAATGAAGGAGAAGCCCATTTATCTTTACCATTAGTAATCCATGTATTGTAAACTTTATTGAATTGTTCATCGTAATAAAACTTCTTAATAAAAGCGATGTATTTTTCAGTATTAAAGTGTTTACTCACTCTTTCTCTTGCTAACATTCTATTTAAATATTTCACTTTTTCTATATCTTCAAATTCGCTGTAAAACTCCACATCAACATCATATTTTATATGACCAACCATGTTTTTTATTACGTGATCCCTAGTCATTTTCTTACCCTCGGACCAGACTTTTCTACCTTTTGTTGCTTTACTTATTTTCTCTTTATGTTCTTTTGTGAAAGGTTTTCTTATTCTTTCTTTTTGAGTTATTTCAACATCATTCTTAACTAAAATCCTTTTTATTCTATGGTGATTAGTATTGAATTTTTCCGCAATCATCCTAAGTGTCCATTTATCTTTTGCGTACAACTCAATGATTTTCTTTTCGTCCAATTTTATCCCACCTACTAAATGATATATATTAATTATATCACAAAATAAGTGGTAATTGCACCAATTCTAAACAGTCACCGCAAATTATCTGATTAAGCCATTTGTCCATATCTCCACCACCTAGTCGTCTAATATCGGCCTACGCTCGATAAATTCCTCAATTGCCAATCGCTTTGCATCGTTGAACGTCAAAGGACTGCTCAAACTCTTGTTCATGTGACGAACCACCATCTTAAAGGCTTCTGCTAAATCGTTTGGAACCTCAAATCTCCACCAGACAAACTCTCCTTTGTGCCAAATCTTGGGACGACCTCTGTTGCCCTTAGAATTAGGCAGTTTGCCGTCTCTGAGGAAAGCATCTACTGGCTTCCTGGGCACGATAAATTTATTCTGAGCGTATTCGATAACCGGAAAAGGAAAGTCGCCAGCTCGTATTTTGTCGTACAATTCTCCTGTTTTTGTAATTCCCAGCATCTCGCAAACCTCGGGGACTGTGTAAGTTTTAACCTTTTTGGTCGCCATAGTATCACCTCCTGATAAAAGGGCTTACCAAAACAAAAGCTACCGACAAAAAGCCGATAGCCTTTGGTTTGACAATTAATCTTAGGCATCACGCATCACGCATTGAACTTCACGCGCGCGTGATAAACAAGCAGGCAGCGCGTGACACGCTGCCGTTACCTTTTGTGCGCATGGTACATAGGCAAATGATGGTTGTTTACGGGTACTCAAAAACCGAGATAATGCAGGCACTTCCTCGGCAACCATCCATGAGCACCCGGCAACCAATAGGCGAATAACAGTAACCACGTTACCGACAATCACTGCTATTCGACATACCCCTATCGTTGCAATATAGTCAAATCCCGCCTTCCCTGAGTACGCAGGTCTAAACTGGGCATGGCCTTTCGGTTGAGCCACTTCTACGGGGAATGGCTATCCAATTGTTTCAAGCGGTTCCTCATCTGCTTTTTGCCCAACCGCTTGTTCTTTTTCCGCTGTTTACCACTTTTCCCATGGTTGTAGTCTGAGTACCACTGTTCATGCTTCATCGCAAAGGCTTTCAAAATTAATCACCCCCGTTAGAAGGCAACCACCACCTTTCAACCGTCCGATATTACCGGACAGTTCCAACTATCCATGACCGCAAATTTTGCTCTTTTGCCACATCGTAAAAGCGAGTATAGCCATCAGTCGTATTTGCGTGATTTAATTCTTTCCATTTCTCGAATAATTTTTGTTGCCTTTCCCTGATAACTTCCGTCTCGCGATATCGGTCAAAATATAACTCATGTATCTCGCTTTCGATAAGAGACATGAAAAGCAAGTAATCTTCCCGTGAAATAACCATTAAGCCTCACATCCCTTTGCATATTAAAACCGGGCATAGCACGGGCAGGAGGTAAACCCGTGCTATTTGGTCGCCGGAGAAAAAGCGGCCCGGTAAATCTTATTTCCAGTTTAAGGTACTGGCAAGAACTCTCGTGACTTCAGTCGTGGGTGGTTGACGTAATCAAATGGCCTAACTCCCATCAACCAGTACCGTCTTTTCGTGCGTTTCACCCATTTGCCAGCTTTCTTAGCCTCGAAATATTCACGTCTTGTAATCTGTTTCAAATTTCGTCCTCCTCATAATCTTGCGGATTGGCAATATAATCATCTACTTTAGCTTTCATATCGCTCATAACGCTTCTTACGGTGTCATTTGTATCATAGAAACCACCGTCAAACTCCCAACCATCAGATATGCGAAAGATTGAATAGTAAACCAGTGGGTAACCCGCCATGCACTTTTCACGATATACCTCGATTTCAAAACCTCTATAAATAGATTTCATTTAACAATCCCTCACAATCGCCTCTAGCTGTCTAACGCTCGCCTCTAAGTCCTTGTTGACAATGCAGTAATCAGCAATATCCAAGTTATCAAATTCACCTGAACGAAAAGCGTGTCTAATTCTACCGACAATACTGTCCTCATCGTCCCCACGCTGTATCATTCGTTCTATTGCCAACTCTGCCGGAACCCAGACGTATATCGTCTTTACTAAGTCGCCATAAATGGCCTTGTATTGCTCTATCCCGTGCCTATCAACTATCGCAAAAGCAGAGCCGCTAGAAGATAGGACTCGCTCGACTTCTTGTTTGCTAGTGCCGTATAGATGATGGTTATACTTTGTCTGCTCTATCATTTCAATCTGTTCAAAATCTTCAAACTTAACGAAGTAATAAGTTTTGCCCTGTACTTCGCCGGGACGCATTAAGCGAGTTGTATGTGACACAAGCTCCGGTATCCCCAATTCTTTCAGGTATTGAGCAAGTGTAGTCTTTCCCGAACCGCTGGGACCGATAAGAAGGTAAATCATTCCTCCACCTCCACTTCCGGCACTTCATCCACCGAATAAAATATCTGCAACCCTAGCTCTTTTGCTCTCTCCAATTCAATGTCTGCCCCTCGACTGCTACCTAAATAAAGCAGGGCATCGCAGCATTGAAGAAAAGCATCGTCAAGCTCCATCCACTGCTCCCAAGTAAACTCAACGTCAAATTTGACCTTTGCCCGCGTGTTGGTCCATAAGCTTAAGTGCGGGACAAAGGGAAAATGACCTTTTCGCATCAACTCAATGCCAGCGTCCACCGCTCGCTGACAGTTGGCGAAAACAATCTCCTCCGTATCTGCCGATATTGGACCGGCTATGTAGATTTTTAACGGTTTCATAACTTACCTCCATAATTAAATTTGAGCAAAATAAAAACACCCGAAGGGTGCTTAGAAATTCAATTTCCCTTGCAAGTTTTCAGCTTTGAATCTTTCCTCAAGCTGAAATACGTCACTCAGTGGAGTAAAGGGCCATTTACAATTTCTTTGATATTCTTTTAATTTCGCCCATTTACCGGGATAAAAATTATATAATGCCCGCAAGCTCTGTAAACTTTGTTTTGGACATTGCCAACAACCTAAGCGCCTGAACTTATCATAGAGAGGGTTCAATAAGCCTCTATCTCGACAGAACTTAACGCAATCATCTTCTGTCATGTCCCATTCAATTAACGGAAAACGATAACTATTTTTTTGATTAACGTATTGTGCCCGCTCAGACCGCAACGCTTCATCTGCGGCTATCCCAATATAAATAACATTGCCAACTCCTAAAACTTTTTCTGCTTCCTGCAACGGCTTGATTTTTAACCAATCCCTATAGCGACACGCAGGTCCAACAGTTGGAGGAAATCCACGAATAGTGTCCATCTTCCTCCCCCTAACAGGATAGCTATAAAAAATACTGTCAAAAGTCCATTTATTGCTTTTCACTCGCGTAATAGGCATTCCAATAAACCGCTCTACCTTATCCACAAAATCATACATTTCCTCAAATTCGGCTTCCTCTCCAACATCAGCAAAATGTATTCTATCTACTTGCCAGCCTTCCTCTATGGCTCTTACCAACATGGCAGTGCTATCTTTACCACCCGAAAAGTTATAAATATTCAACACTCACATTCACCCTTTCAATGCACACACCCTCAATAAAACCAATGCCCGGAACAGACGGCAGGGTAGACCGCTTTTCAAAACAGGCTTGCAATTCCTGTCTCTATTTCCGGGCATAAAAAAACACGGTCGAAACCGTGGAAAGGGGACCCCAAAATCATGCCAATTTAAACCCCGAAAGATTGGGCTTTACGGCCATTTCAACAAAAACACCTTCAAAAACTGCCCAATCCAAACACACCCCCTAATATATATCTATAGAAGGGAAATCACCTCAAGGGGCTATAAATCAACATTCCTAAAACATGAATTGTGCATTTTTTGTACAATTTGCATTTTGAATTGGTCATTTTTTGCACAATTCGCGTGTATCTTCAACGTCATTTTCACTCTTAAACGTATTCAATAAAGCTTCCTGCGGATTTCTCCCATTTAAAACCCAATCAGGATTCATCACATAAGCCTTACGTTTGTCCGCTGTCTCTATATAAGCCAGTATGCCTTTTTCTATCAATCCCTTAATCGCCCTACCCCGGCTTCTCCTTTCAAGTCCGCTAATCTTATCTATATCCGTACCTTTCAAAGGTATATTCTTTTTGCCAATAACATCATCACCAACGATAATGTTTGTCTCCCAATCCAAGTAATAGGACAAACAAAAAACCAGGACTTTTTCGTCCCGGCTCAATTTCATTATCTCTTCTTTTTGGTTTAAGTTATTTTGTAGCTTGACATGTTTGGTTTTGTTTTTAACCTCAAATGGATTAAACACATGGATTATCTCGCTCGGATTACGTTCTATGGTATCGTGGTAAACGGTTGCTCCGTTCTTCTTAACTTTACGCTCTGATATAACCGTAACCCTATTGCCACTCATAGCACCACCACCTTACCTTGAAACTTTCGTCCAAACTCGAATCACTGGACCGTCTCTGAAAACTTTGCATTCCAAAACTAACCGATAACCCTCTCGCATGAAATCACTCCCTAAAATAAAAAGCCCGGTCGCAAAAACCAGGCT